TGGATTGCAGGCAAACTAGGATTTGAAAACTTCTCTAAACTTCTTGACTCGTTCAGTTTTGGTGAACTGTTTCAAAAAATTGGAGATTCAATCACTGACGGGTTTGTCAAGTTATTTGATGGTATTGTCTATGTACTAAAGAATGCTTGGGCAGGTTTGATGAAACCTTTCCAAGACGGATTCAGTTTTGGTGCAGTGGCAGAATTCATTATTACGCTTCCATATAAGTTCTATACCGCTATTCTGGATCTAGTGAAGAATGGTGTTTCTGCCCTTCTTAGTATCTTTGGACAACAAGATGCGGCTGCTTCGTTAGATGAATTTAGTTTTATTGATACATTCGAAGGTATTATAGACTTTGTTAAGACTCTGCCGGGCAAACTAGTTGACAAGATAGTAGGAATGTTCGAAGGATTTGACATAGGTTCTGCACTAGAAGGTATTGGTGACTTTGCTACTGCTGCAACTAATCAGTTGAAGGCATTGATTAGAAACATTCTACCAGATCCAGATAGCATATTAGCAAAGGTTATTCCAGACGCACTCTACGAATGGACAGATACACCTGCGCCACCTCCGCCTAAAAAACCTGAAGAACCTGCTCCAAAAGAAGAACCTGTTTCTGAACTATCTGCTCCAACAGCAGAAGAACCTACCAGTCGTCTAAACAGAGATACCCAAACGGTAGAGGAAGCAGAAGATCAACTCAAAGCAAGACGAAGAGAACTTGGTGAGTTGAATCTGGCCGTAGAAGAAGGAGAGGATGTTTCAGACGCAGACTTGAGACGAGCGGAACAAAGAGTTAAGTTGTCAGAAGCTAATCTGAGAAATGTTAGAGAGGCACGTGAACTAGAAACTAAACCACAAGGTAAACCGAAACGTCCAGATATTACTCCACAGACTGTACGTGGTAATGATCTTGATACGATGTCAAAAGAAAATGCACAATCTGGTGGTGCAACTAATGTCGTAGTCGCTGCTCCGCAACAACAGACAGTAAACAACAACAGCACTCAGAGTACTACTGCAGTGATGGATCAGAACCTACCAACAGTAGATCAGAATGATCGTACCTATGCATATGGTGGATAAGAAAAAGGGGACTTGCGTCCCCTTGTGATTAGTCTTCTTGTGCCATCTTGGCAAAGTAAGACAGAGTGTCCTCTTCGTCATCTTCCGCACCGACAGTAGGTGCAGGCGCAACTACTATTTCAGGTTCGGGTGCAGAACGACCAACGTTCGCTTCTGCAGTCTGAGACAAAGCCTCGTTCTTCGCAGTCACATTAGAACCTACAGCAGTTCCTAGTACAAGACCAAGACGACCTTCCAGTTCTTCATACGACTTGAAGTTAGCGGGATCAACAAACTCGTTGAGATCATACAACTGATTGTATGTCGCTTCAAGTTTTACTTCGTCTGCTTCAAACAAAGCAGATGTTCCCTTAAACTCTGACTTGTCATAGTTCCGATAACCAGCAACGTTGCGAATCTTCAGTTCGAAGTCTGCACCGTTCCAGAAGTCAAAAGGATTGACTGGTTCTTCGCCAGGAAATTGTGGTTGCATAAGATCCATGATCTTGTCAAAGATCTTCTTACCATACTCATAGATCATCACCTTGCCATTGTTGGCAGGGTTAGAAGGATCGTTGACCACAAGGATGTTTGACACATAGTGAAGACGGCGCTTCTGTTTACGTGCAGTTTCCTTGTCCTCTTCGATACCAGAGTTCCACAAACGAGAGTTCAGTTCAGATACAGGATCCTTCTGACCAATGGTAGTCAAAGACTTTTCGATATACCATTGACCCGTTGGGCCTTTGAACCCGTGATCCCAATAACGAACCCAAGGTGTTTCCATGCTTTCCGTTGCCGGAAGGAATCGAATCACAGCGTAACCGTTACCGCTTTCATCTACGGTTGGTTTCCACTTACGAGTATCTTCGTACTTGTTTGTAGTTTGGGTTTGACCAGACGCCTCTTGAGCAGCAGAGACAAGTTTAGAGATGTCGCCTGAGCGACTTTTGAGATTTGCAAAAGACATATATTTTCTCCTAGTATGTACAACGTATGCAATGTGTTTTCAGTGTATTTCAAGAATACCATTATATAGTAACAGTATTTATAAGATTTGTCAAGTCCCCAACCAAGCAACAATTACCCACCTCTCGCCTTTGACTACAGGTTTTGCTTCATGGAAAATGTTTGAATTGAATATAGCAGTTTGTCCAACTTCCAAGGGAATAGGAGTTTCAACATGGCCAGAATTTTTGTGTGGATCATTATCATAAAGAACTAAACCGCCACCTTCATAATCTTCTGAATAATGAATGACAGTGATAGTACTCCACACCCTGTTGTGATGTTCTCCACCGTCTTTGTGAACGCCAAAAAAATCTCCAGTGCGATATCGTAATAAATCAAGTTGATTAACTTTGGTTCCGTCATCAACAAAGTTGTTGAGTTGTTCACAAAATTCGGGATATATGTTAGGGTGACAAGCATGTTGAACTACTTTTCTGTGGTCATAGTCTACGACTCCTCGTGGTTCATTCGGAGAGGAGCTAGTGACACGTGCTGGAAATCTAGGAGAAATGATCTGTACCATCTCTTCATAAATCTCATCAAGAATGTCTTTATCGATAATAAAATCGGACTTATACATCCAAAGTATTACCCTTTACCAAAAAGTTTAATCTCATCGCTTCGGATTCCAGATGTTCAAGTATAGAAGGCGTCAGATACTTTTTAACGTCTTCAACTTCTAGTCCATTCTTTTCGCACAAATGAACTATTGTATCAAGATAGGTCATCCCAGAATGTCGAACTTCCTTCTCCACCATCTTGGAGAACTTCTTCTTGTTCATGAACGGTTGTTCGTCTTCGGGTTTTGGATTCGGAACCGTAAACTCCATCGTCATATTCTTTCATCTCCTGCGTGTACACTCCACAGTCAGGATAGTAAAATCCTATTGTGCGTTTTGGTCTGCCGTTTGGATGGTAGGCCATAGTAGTGACTACAGTCTGTATTTTACCTTCACGTCTGGCACCATAACGATTATCATGGTACACGCCTGTATCTAGATATCGTTTTAGGTTTGCGATGTAAACATCAAGTATCTGATACTCTTGACGTTCCTTTGAGTCTTTTGATGTTCGTAAGTGTTTCTTTGCTTTGAGTTCAACTGTCAGATCCTTTATCCAAGATCGAACATTCTTCCAGTACAAGGGCGAATCTTCTGACACTTCCAGTAGATCTGGATGTACAGATTTTGATCCGTCATGTCCACGAGCTTCACGTGCTTTGGCAAGTCTTTCAACTGCCGCAACACGTTGTTCTTCGGACATCGGTTTGCGAGGCTTTCGAAACTTCTTCCTTACGTACTCAGACATAGGTTAGTTTATTCCACGATACTCTACTAAGTTTTCGACACGGAATGATCGCCAATCATCGACTTCCAAATCAAACAGAGTGACAATCGATTCTCCTTCACGAATACCACCATCGCCCTTTGGATGTTTCTCTTCGGGGATCATACCAAGATTACGAGTACCACGCATATTACGCAGATCACCATTGACCTTTTTGAATTGAAGATCAACAACTCCTTGGTTTAATGCCTCAACTATTCCTTGCTTCATCGATTCTAACGAGTTCGCCGTCATCATTATCACTCTCCTTGGTTGCTTCTTCGTGAAGTTCTTTCACCCACTCATCACCTTGATCAAAGTATACAATCATTCTTTCGTTTGCAATGATTAATTCTTCGATGTTTTTAAGTTCATCCTCTTTAGCACCATCTTTCATTCTTTCTTGAATGTAAATGATGTTAGATACATAGGTATCTTTTAGGATTTGTTTGGTTGTTTCAACTGCCTCGTTGAACTGTTTTTCAGTATACACGAGTCATCATCTCCTTCTATTTTTTTCAGTTCACGTTCAAACAACATATTATGTACCTGTTGTTTTCTTCTAGATTGTAGACTTTCGTTAGCTCTACGAATCATATGCATCCTAAAGGATTTGTTCATTATATATCATTCTCCTTAACTTGTCAAGAACCATGTCGGTACTGCTCGTTTAGTCCACTTCATATCAAAACGAGACTGTTTAGTCTTGTAGAAGTTTCGATATGACTGGACTGGATCATCTTCAACCACACACTCAGGAAATTGGGACATTGCCAGTTTAAACGGAGTTACCGTTCCTCTTGGAATATTGATTGGCGGGACACACAAACGTGCACGAAACTTTTCCTCAGACTTATGTACCTTACCATATCTATAAGTGTACTCTTCGCAAAGAGCGACCCAATGTGCATAATGCCAGTTGTAGTTGCCCATAGACTCCATAGTCCACAGAGTCGATGGATGTTTTGGATGAGCAACCTTGTAAAGATCCTCGTTGCCTTCGTCACCATCAAGGATACGATGTGCAGTACACAACATCTGTGCAGACTCTAGAGGCATCTTGACAATGTGTTTGTCACACTGTGATACCGCAGACTCTACAGGTTCAGGAAACGCACCGTACCGTTCAGGATCGTACTCTAATCCAAAGATATTCATTTGCTATGATACTCCTTACACACTTGTTCAAAGGTGTCCCACATCTGTTCGAACTTGAGTTCGTAAAGATCCTTGATGGCAAAATACTTGTTCATGACATCATCGTCTGTGTATCCATCTGAATGATCTACAAGATATCTGGTTACTAGATCAATGTCTTTGGTCACATTCCAACATTCCAACATTTGTTGTTCTAAATCAAAGATTGCACTCATAATACCACTTCCTCCTTCAAGGTAATAAACTTACGATAGGTTCGAACAAACATACGTGGTTTTTCGAACACGTTCCAACTCTTTTCTCCTTGTTTACGATAGGCAACACAACGACCCGCATCGTTAATTGCATAGGTGTGATTAGCGACCTTGTAGTCACACTTGTCCCACACAGTAATCTCTTTAAGAATCTTCACTTGTCTTTCCTCTTTTGAAAACCTTACCTACCGCACCAGATACCGTCTTACTCATGGCATCAATGTAAGCCCTGTAAAGTGATTCAGCAAACTCTTTTTGTTTACCACTAGGAATAAACAGGTCTTGGACTTCATCGGGTGTTGCTTCGATTTCTATCTTAACCTTCATTCTCTAAATCCCACACGCACTTGTTCTTGCCACGTGCTTTATACTTACGTGCTTCACGTTTGCGGTCTTTGAATGCACCCGCTTTGTTGAAACGCTTGGCGAACTTCGCCACAGGATTAGTTCTGCTGCTCGTTGGTTTTCCCATAATACGTCTTACCGAAGATTCGATAAGCCTCCTTTTCTTTGACAAGATAAACTTCTCGAAGACGACCTTCGGAACCTACCTTCACTTTGGTGTCATAGTCAATAACACCGTCACGCAACATCATGTTCAGGATCAAGTCATACTTGAGTCCGAAATCAGACTTCATTAGATCACCCACAACATAGACTTTTTTGTCAAGAGTGATTACTTTATCGACAGGTGAAGTCTCGCCAAGTGCACATTCTGGTTGAAGATTTGCAAGATCCATACCCATGTACAGAGTGCGTTGACCCGTACATCCAAAAACAGCTTGAGCAGTATATCCCATCATTACGCTTCTCCTTTGAAACTAGAATAAAGACCTTTGTTGTTGATAGGTCTGTTTGCGAAGTCCAGCAAATCTAAGAGTTCGCACAGTCGAACAGTGTCCTCTGATTCGGGTATCTTACCTTCGAATCGATCCCTGTTGATGATCTCTGCTAAACGTCTCGCTTCACTGATTAGTTTGTTGTTCATTACGCAGCCTCCTTTGGAGCAAACAGTTGGCCGAAACCTTCGACCAGAAGATTATAGGCATAGATTTCGTATCTCCACTCATGATCGAACTCAAAACCACGTTCTTTGTTCATCGCTTCGATCTCTGCTTTCTCGTATCGCTTCTCAAAAGCAATCAGGGCATCAAGGATGTTTTCTTCACCCATGAAACCTTTGATGATTCTCAGTGCTTGGTTGAAGTCCATATCTTCCAGACCTTCACGGTCAAACTCGTCTTGATAGATGATTCGTGCCATAACTAAGTCCTTATCTCAAATTACGTAGTAATTATCTCATAGGTAGATTTCAAAAACAATGCAAAATTCACACTTTTTTAGATTATTTTGGAATATGGATAGAACTTTTTGGAATAAGGATATTTGGGGGTAAAAATCGTCCATATTTCTATTATATGCTATTGGGAGAGTGTTGTCAACATATAAATAAAGGAAAACTCAGAAAATAGGTACAGTAAATGAGTGACGATTTATTTGACTTTGGGTTCACTTTCGCAGACGAATCTGAACTAGAAGTTGTACAACAGGTTACCCAACAGGCAGAGACCGCATCTACTACCGTCCAGTCTACTCAAGAGAGACTTGACAAGTTGTTCAATGCGATTCAACCTCTGTTGAATAACCTCAAGCAAAACCCCGAAAAAGAGTATATCCTGTGGCCAAACCGACTGGATAAGATTGAACAGTTTGAGACTCATATTCAAAACATATACAAGGGATAATCATGTACTACCGACCTAAGAATGAATTGATAACAGTTTCAGCAAGAGACGAAAACGGATCTTCTTCTAGTCGTTATATTCTTGCGGATCATAAGAAGGCAATGTGGGGAAAACTAAACTATCTGATTGGTGCAGAAAAAAGAAAAAATAAGTTTGCACTGGATTGGAGAGATGAGTATTGTCATTTCGTTGATGGTGTTTTTGGAAACTGTCCTTTGATTATTAACTATCTTACTTTACGTGGATTTAAAAACGTATTGTTTGTAGGATACTACGAAGCGGGTACAAGATACTGGACAACTCCAAGAAAAGGCAATTCTATTCTTGAAGCTCCAAGTATCATGTCAGACAATTTGACAATGCCTTCCCCTAACGTGTGGATACAATTTCTTCCTATTGTAAAACAGTGTTATAATTATGAGGGAAGTTTTAACATGCACACTCTAGCACCGCCTGAATGGAGATATCGTCATATCGTACACGCTCTTTATGGAAGATACGATGTTCCGTTATTCGCTTCTAATAAACAATACATGTATGGCCAGAAAGAGTTAAAAATAGAAAGACCTTTAGATGTTAAGTATGATGCAGTTGTCTTTGGTGCATGTAGATACGCTCCTGAAACCGAATCTATTAACATTAGTCAAGTAGCACAACCCTTTGCGCCTCACATAACTTCGGACTGCACCTTCATTGAACTAAAGTATCGTGTGAACTCAGATCAAAAAATGATTGAAGGCGTAAGAGAAAATAATGATGAATGGTTGGAATCGATATTTACTCAACATACGATATGGGATCAGGGTTATAAACACCTCTCACCCAACGACAGAAGTATTTTTTATCAAGAAATAAACAATATTATTGCTTCGTACAAAAACCCTTTAGTTTACAGTTAAGTCCAGTCTACGTTTTTGGGTACGTAAGAAGCAATCTTTCGTCTGATATCTTTGTCTAGTTGATCTACAGAAGTAGGTGCTTTGCCCTGCTTCTTCACGTAGAAGTAGTTTGCGTCCTTAACATAGGATCCACCTTTGCCAGACTTCGCAAGTGATGCATCAACACCGACCTTGTTAAACGCAAAGACGATATCTCCGTCCATGTACTTCTTCAGTCGTGTTCCCATGTTAATGATGTCACCCATAGTGTTCGCAGCACCACGATGAGTGTTCACAAGAATCTCTGAAGGTACGGTACGTGCACGTGCCTTATTCTGTTGTTGTGCAACTTCGATGTCGTTGACCACCCATACGATATGGATGTTCTTCTTGTCGTATCCTAACATTGCAGCTTCACGTGCAATCTTTTCTAGTTTGGGTAGGTCTTTTAGCGTCACATCAAAAATGATGTTTGGTTTTCGTTCTGGATCTGCGGCAAGAATAGATGTGTAGAGTGCCTTTTCACGTCTCTTATCAAGTTGGAGATAGTCTCCCATGATAGAGTGAAGTTTACCTACGTTCTCAGGATCCTTCAGGGACTTAGCGAGATCAGGAAGATCAACTCCCAATTCGGACTTGACTCGCTTAATGATTGCGGGAGTCTTTGATGCAAGTGTTTTTAGTTCGTCTACGTCAAGAACCTTACCTTCGATACCGACCAACTTACCAAGAACAAATCCTTTACCAGAACCAGCACCACCAGCCATGATGACAATGTTGCCAAACTTGGGATACGCTTTACCGCCAAAGGTGATGAGTTTTTCAAGAAGCGCTTCTGCTTCTTCTGCAAGAAACGTTTCTTCTTTTAGAAATGAGTTAAAGGACTGCATTAGAAAACCCTTTTATTGTATACGTTTATTTATACAAACAAAGCAATCAAGAATGCGATAGTCCACCAGATATGTACGTTAGGATATAGTTCCCAACTTGTTTTAAAATCTGAAACAGTCTCTTTTATAAAGTCTAGAATTTTTTCTTTGTTCATTTCCTTTCCTACTAAGTTAAGTACTTTCCAGCAATGTATCCAGTTAAAACACCCATGATAAAAATCATTTCTGCGCCCATTATTTTTTCTCCACAATTATCTCTACATTGTCTCCTATCGGAAACTGAATTCTATCATGACTATGATACAGATAGAACTTGACATCACTAAACTCTTGAAACAATTTACCGAAGATAGGTCTCCAGTTGTTTGCTAATCGATAGGTGTTCTCTCTACTTCTGTCGGATTCCAACAACAAATCCGTATATGATCTAAGACTAAGTTCAAATATAGAATCAAAACCATAGATGTGACATTCTGTTGCCTTTTGAATGCGACATGCATAGTCTACTGCCATATGACCACACGTATAATTTGTTGCCGCCTGTTGATCAGTTTGGCCAGGCAGTTTTGCATATGCTGGTACATATTGATGAAACGCCTTGATGTTCTGCGAGTACTTCATGTAAAAGGCAGGTTGCATTTCCATCCAGTGTCTTGGTCTTGTACCAAGAATCCAGTCGTACATGTCTAACTTAATTTCGCCTTTGGTCAACGCCAACATCATTTTATAGTCAACCATACAGGTAGCAAACACTTCGCTACGAGGAATTTCAAACGGAGGCATATTACATATCAGAAGTTTTCCTTCGGTGCCACGTTTAAATATTCCTGCGTGATCACCATTACCAAGAATGTTCCATCTCATACTTCATATTTGCCTTCTGCAAGAATCAATTCACGATTACGAAGATGTTCGTCTTCGATGTCTTTCTTTGATTGACCATAATACGCTACTGCAAGATGTTCACGTATCATCATGTCATTGACTGTCATTTCACTATCAGTCAAATGATCGTACACTAGGAATTCACCAAGGATCCTTCCGAACTTTCCTTTACCGTCTAAACGAGTTCGAAGAGTGCAAGAGTCTCCTAACTTCTCCGCAAGAAACCTTGAGGCGAGTTTTCCAAATCGCTTCTCAGTTTTGTCTCTTGTGCGGGACTCTGGAGTATCGATACCATATAAACGAACACGTTGATTAGCATAAACAACACCGAAGCCGAGATCAATATCGACATCGACAGTATCACCATCAACCACTCGTACAACTTTGCAACGATATTCATACATCGAAATACCTCTCTAAAACTTCAAGGATGTCATGGTACTCTGCAATCTTGTTCAGTTCTGATTCCATTGCTTCCATAACATCTGGATGTTCGCCAATGCCGGTTGGATTGGTAAGATAGACTTCTACGTTCATCTTGTGTTTTTCAATCTCTCCCTTTGCATGGGATTTCATTGCCTCAATCATCTGCTGGCGCAACATCTTCGTTCTCCTTTTCTTCTTCATCGTCACTGTTGATCGTCTGATAATAAACAACAACCTCTTTCAGTTGATTTATATATCGTCTGATTTCCTGCATGTTATACGACATCAACTCATAGTCACCCACTGACATTGCAATGAAAACCAACTGACCTTCATGACGCTTCTTAATGTCTTCTAGGAATGTATCAATGTTTTTGTCAGAGACCACGTGCCATTGCGGATCCTTGAGTTGAATTGCACGTGGTAGTGTAGGATGCGTTATCGGTATTCGTACTTCGACCGTTCGAATCTCTACAGGAATTGGTGCAGGCGGTTCCTTATTCCACGGAAGTAAGGAAGAACATCCATTAATCGTCAGCAGCGTCAATGATAGCAGTATCGTTTTCGATAACCCTGAATACATCACTTGTCCCCTTATTGATTCGTGTTTCGATTAAGCCAGGTTTTGCAGCGGCGAGTTTAGACAGATTGTGTCGTGCAAAGATAGAAAGATATCGTTGTGCCTCTGCTTCAATCTCTGCATTGCGAGTACTCATGGTGTTGAGTGCTTCAGTAGTTTTTGCGAGATTGTTTTGCAGTGCTTCAATCGTTCTAATCTGTTCTGCCTGTCGTGCTTCAAATGCAGTAATGACACCCGCTTGCGTTTGCAGTTGAGCATTCATGTCTGCGATTTTAGATTCGGTTGTCTTGTAGTACAGGTATCCTGTTGCACCCATCGCTACGATAATACCGAACAGTACTTTACTAAACATCGTGCCAGTTCTCCTTTATGTATTTTAATCCTTCTAGTTCATGCGGTTTTGGTCTTCCACCACAATCAACAATCTTACATTGCGAAGGCAAGTAAGAAGGAAACTTCCACTGTCCCATAATCTTTTGTCCCAAATGAAACTTCAGATTCAGTTTCAACATTTTGAAGTCATCATCTAGATAGTAAACTTTCTTTCCCATTTTGGAAATAAGATGTCCAGTGTATACTTGATCACCACCATCATAATCAAATGGTTTTGTCTTATCAAACTCATCAAAGATTATATTCATACCCCTTGAGTGACCATCTAAAACCATCATTGATGAACTATATTTATTGTTTTTCCAACCTATCGCATCACTCACACAGGCAACATTATATCCGTTTTTTAGTTTACTTACGGCGACACGAACCTCTTCATCAAAGTTTTTAATGAGAACTGTATCAATATCCATGTAGACAATGAATCGTTCATCGTATCCAATTCCAGCCTTGTATGCTACCAGTTTGTTCCACCACCCCTTTCCTTCACCAAAAGGCGGTTCGATAGGAGTCGCAATATCTTTTATTTCATCTGGACGATCTGTGACGCAATATGCACTAATATCAAAATTCGACAACTGTTTATATCGAAGAATCAGTTTACGTGCATACTCCATAGGATAGTTATCGGTACACACTGTGAGTAGAACAATCTTCATGCCTCTATTAACTCAATGCCTTTCTGATAGTTGTGTTTAGCGATACATCCCTGTTGGTGTTGAATCGTACTGAAAGAATCGTCAACCTTTACTGGCCAAGGGTAGTACTCTTCTAACCAAGGGAAGTTCATAATGTTTAGATACACATCTGTTGGACGTGAATAATCGCTTACTTTAGAAAGAAGTTCTTTTGCACCTTCTGGCCTAACAACATACGAGTGTGCACCTTTGAAGTATTCTTTCTGCGCCAGTGGTTGTGTACCAAGTGTCATAGGCGTGTTGTAAACTCCATAACTCGGTTGTCCAATAGTGATCACCTTGTGGAAACCTAAAAGTGCGGGAACTCTATTAACAAAAATAGCATCATGTTCCAGAATCATAACATCAATGTTTTCGTTTACAGACTTCTTCCACAAAAACAGATGGGACAAAAAACACGCAAGAGCGTTCTCTTTCTTGGAGTGTCCACTTTCAAAGTTAGAGACCATCAATTTATTTTCTTCAACCAGTCGATCAAAGTTTTCGCAGCGAGGAGTAATCGCCGGAAACTTTTCTACTTCAATACCGTATCGTTTCGCTGAAGTTATACATCTATCTGCCGCTTGATTAGACAGATGATTGTCCATGATTGTTATAACAAATGCTTTCATAATCATCTCGTTGTTGTCGATAAGGTTCCTTGTACCTTAGTATAATATGGGTAAACAACTCGTATCCACGGAAACAACTCACGACACATATATGCATCGTTTGGCCACATACCGTAGTACGCCACGTTATTTAGAAGAGTCTTTGCTCCAGCAGGTTCCATGTAGTATGCAGAGTGTCCCGCAAGACCCTGTGGATAATTCTCTCCATTATAGTTTACAACGGGAACCTGTTGTATTCCTTCTTTCTTAGACACCTGTTCATGGAAAAGTTGTGATCTTCGTGTAGCGCCTCTTGGATCGTTAAGTCCAACAACATTGTTTCCCCTGAGTTCTTCCCAGTCTATCTTTCTGGTTATCAGTGCGTCTGCTTCA